ATATCCTGCTTCAGGATAACGTGGTTGGCCGTCAATCATTTGTACGTAATTTTCTGGACTGCATCTACCAAACACTACTAACAGTCTAAAGTATTCTGGACTAGTTCCGTGAAAATCTCTATGTGGAGGAAAGAAGCCTCCTTGATCTACACGTAATAAATGTACACGTCCAATATCAGGTGAAAATACATCTACTAACTTTTTAAGTTCGGGAATTTTATGATACACTTCCGTAGGAGTATTAAAATTTTCTTCCTTCATTTCGACATCGTGATACTTCTGCATATGTCCGAAACTATTCAAATGATAGTTGTCCATAACATCGCCGGAATGACTAGTTACTGGAAGTCCCCATCTATTGTTGTTCTTGTCTTTTTTAACATTATAAGGACACCAGTTATCTTTAAACTGCTCTAGTTGTTGTTCAACTTCGTAATGGTTTATACTCCATTTGAGTTTTACTTGATGACCTAAGTTGACAAGACTCTGCCAACGCAATGCTCTTTCTATTTCTTTATTATCCATCTATACTATTTGCTAAATCTGGAAAAGTTTCTCTCCAGTTAGTTCCCCTTGTTTTATCACAACTGTCTAGGTATTCTACAAGTGCTGGAAGTTTATGACTCCAATCTTCTGAGTACATAAATTTAACAATACCTTCCCAACGCTGCTTACCCATCGGGTGATCATTGAAATAATTATCTTTAATATTCTCAAGCAAAAAATCTTCTATTTGCCTGCGAACTTTATTTTTAATTTCTATTGGCAATACTTTAATACTCAAGTAACTTGGTAAGTATACAAGGTGTGTATTAATAAAAGGTGCTGCCATATGTGTTCTTTTATTGTTTATTTGATTAGCGTCTCTTGACCATCTTGCTAGATTTGTAAGATCAAGTGCGTTTAGTGCTTGAACTGCACAGGCAATATTTGTTTGATGATTCTTATCAAGTTCTTGTGTAATATATAAAAACGATTCATATGTATCTTTCCACACACTAGGATATCTAATATAATTGTTTACAAATTCTGTTCCGTCGATACTAAAGTTTACAACGACTTCTTTAAATTGATTCCAATACGATACTGCCTTCCTAGCACTAGGTGGATGTCCATTTGTGTTGTATCTTAATTTAATATTTTTTGCGTGACCATCAGCAATTAGTTCTCGTAATATTTTCCAGTGTTCAGGAATCATTAATGGCTCACCACCTGCAAAGTACAACTGTTTGATATTTGCACTCTGTTTCATCATAGAATCAAGAAAACTTCCTTTCTTGTACCACGTATAATCAAAGTCCTGATCCCAATCTTGATCACTTGCTAGTAACTCATTCTTGTAATTAGGCTGTTGTAATTTCCAATCTTTAATCCAACTTGAACTATCGTGCGGTGAACACATTACACATTTTAAATTACATACATTTCCTAAACGTAAATCAAAGTAAGGAATATCTGCTTCTAAACTTCCGTCCGGAGCAGTTTTGTCTACAATACTTTGAATGTCAATTTTATTTTCCCATTCACGTGTTTCCCATTGGCGCTTACTTACAACACCTTTGCTTTCTTCTTCAAAACATTTTGTGCAACTTGTAGGAATTTCTCCGTTAAGCATTTGCAATCTAGTTTGCTTCATATGATCGCTGTTCCATACTTCTTCAATAGTATGATCACGTAAGTTCATAGCAATGCCATCTTTCTTTACTAGGCCTGCTGTTTTGTTATCTTCTACTCCGGCACCACTGGCATTGGCTGTACAACATACTCTAACGTCACCGTTAGGTCTTGTCGCCATATGTATCCAGGGTAACGGACAAAATGTTTTACTAGTCATTGTTCACCTTTACAAACTGTTTATTTAATTTATCAAAGTTACCACACTGCTTGGTGCATTCTTTCAAACCAGTTGTTGTCCAACAACTACTAACTTTGTTAAAGTAGTTTGAAGAAAACACTTCTTGCATAGTATTCCTATGCAAATTAGGGTATTCTTTAATTTTACTCATATAATCAATACGAGAAAAACTATGCTGTGGTACCCATTCTAGGTCTAGCCAACAACACGGACTTATATTACCATTAGCAGCAACATAAATTTGATTATATTTTTGTGCTTTACAATTAATGATAGGCAACACATCTTGTTTTGCTTTTTCAACACCTTCACTGTTTTTATCACTGTGTGTAGTTGGATACAAAGTATGTGTTACATTGTAGTTATCGTCAATAACATCTAGTTTTCCATCTCTGAATCTACTAGTGTGTTTTTGATAGAAGTGTGTAAATCCTAAATCTTTGCTCATTTGTTCACACTGTTCTACTTGATGTTCGTTATGTTTGAATACTAACATATCCCAACGAGCATCTCCGCCTGCTGAAATAAATGCTTTTGCATTTTTTATAATTTTGTTGAAATCTGTGTTTACTCTATAAAGTGCGTGAGTATCTTCTAGTCCATCTATACCAAACACAACTTGTACATTCAACCCTGCTAGTTCTTTCCACCAGTCTGTAGATCTTGCACTTCCATTTGTATGCATTTGCAGATGCATTGTTGGATTTGTTTCTCTTAGGTATCTATATATTTCTAAAGTGTCTGTTGCAATTATAGGATCGCCTAAGTTTCCGCACATATTTAAATCATCTAATTGCTTTACAAAGTCTCTTGGAAACCAATTTACAAAAGTTCCTAAATCTATTTCTTCGAGATACAATGTATCTAGTAGCGGTCCACCTTGTATTCTACGAGGACACATTGGGCACTTCGCCTGACACTTAGATGTTACTTCAAGATGTATTGATCTTATTTTATCTAGTGTATACATTACTTGTGTCCTATAAGCATAAATCTTTTATACTTTTGTAGTTGTAATTCTTCTTCAACCATAAATGAAGAAAGTCCACTACGTTTTTTAAATTCTGATAATGATGATACACAATTTATATGTTCATCTAGTTCTTTATAATCATTACTTTGTAATACTATTTTACTGCCATTAGGAATATTATGCAACCATTTTTTATACTGGTCATTTGTAATGTGTTCACAACTTGTATTAATAACAATATCTGGTATTGTGTCATATACAAATTCGCACATATCATCTGTTGTAGCAACAAAGTTCCCTTCTATTTCTTGACGTTTGTTCATTGTTCTTGCTATTTCTTCACACGCAGGATCTATGTCTACACTAGTAATATGTTTAACTCCAATTTGACTATTAAACAACATACTTGCTAGTACACCATTCCAGCCTCCAAAAATTATTATACTAGCATTTGCAATGCGTGATTTTTTTTCGAGATTTTCAATTAGCCAAGTTTTAGATTGAAGTTGGCCGCCCCAAAAACTTTCAAGTGTTCGATCTCTATCTTCGCTGTTGCGAATTGCATCCATCCAAAATTTTATATCTTGTATATCTATTTTCATTTTATTTTTGGTATTTTACTATCTGCACTGCTTACACAGGTACCAGTAATGCATTTAGATGGTGCTTTAAACAGCGTAAAACCGTCTGTAAGCGTGCCTAAAGGCTGTTCCGCACAACTGTATGCCCTTTTAACTTCAACCCCCCTTATAACGCAACTTTGATACCCTGCTGCGCAAGTCCAACCTTTGAATTTATTAAAATCAAAAGCATTCATTCTTTCCGCTTGATCTAACCCGTAAGTGTTACCTTTATAATCTTCAAACTGCATTTGCATAACCTTTTCACCTTGAATATGTTGTGGAAATTGCTGTTGCATTAATAGATGTTGTTTTACAGAATATCCATCTACAATAAAACTAGCAGTTGGATCACTTTGAGGTTTAAGTGTTACATTGATACCTCTTTCGGAAAAGCGTTGACATCTTTCATAGTACTCATCAAAATGATTAGGCACCATAACTTGATTAATTGTGACAAGTACTCCTTGATCGATTAATTGCAAACACTTATCGCCGAACTCTTGTTCTTTTGCAAATTCAGAATGGAAACTAGCAGTAATACTTCTACGCTGTAAATTATTGGTTGCTTCCAACCATTTGTTCCACCATATACTACCTGGACTTAGATTAGTGGTCATATGTATACTTTGGTAAGGTGCTGTTGTATCACTACAATAATGCTCTATGAGCGGACCAAAGTCCTTATAAGCAGTAGGCTCGCCTCCACTAAAACTAAAATGGAATTCTGTGAATCCATTCTCTCTCGCCTGTCGCTTGATTTCATCTATAGTATTTTTATACACTTCTAGTGATTGATAGTCAGGTTTATCCGTTCTTGCATATGGCCAACAGTATGAACACTTGTAATTACAGAATCTTCCTAGTATCCAACTTACGTTGAATAAAGGTTGATCTAGCATAGTTTTCTGTCCAAACTTAACTATATTTTGGAAAGGAATAAGAGTAAAATCATTCATTATATGCATATTTAACCACATTAATCGTTGACAGATACATTCTAGGCTTATATAATAAAGAACATATCGAAGTTCATTTATATGGAGAAATAAAAAT